GTAAATACCAATGTAAAAGCCGCTCTTTCTGTTGCCACGGTTAAGTCGTCTGTCGATCCATGTATTTTTTCTGAACCATTAGCAGCAACTGTAATATTGTTGGAATCAGCTGTTCCAGCATAATCTATAATGGAAACTTCATCTCCAAGTGTTCCTGCAGGCAATGTAATTGTAATTGCTGCAGAAGTTGTATTAACAAAAACACCTTGTCCTGCTGCTGCTGTAAAGTTAGCAGTTTTAACAGCTTGCCAAGACGTTCCACCTGCTGCAGCATCTTCCCATGCCGGAGCAGCTCCTGCACCACCCGATGTTAAAACTTGTCCATCAGTACCATAATTAGCACCACCAACACCAATCTCTCCTTGAGAGGTAAATCTGAATTTTTCTGTATTTGCTTCTGAGTGTCCTGTATAAAATACTAAATCTGTTGCATTGACCGAAGCACTAAATGTAGCTTGGGCAATCGCTTGAATGGAAGCAGCAACAGTGATAGCGTCTGTTCCTCCAGCTTCATGTGGAGCTTGAAATTCTATTTTTCCTATTACGTCGTTTGCATTAATATCTGTTAGCGATGTAGCTAAAAGCAGTTTACCTGTACTAGTAGTCGCATCAGCAGATGCTCCCATAATTCTAAGTTGATCTGCACTTTCGTCCCATTCCATGTATGCACCAGCGGAAGCACCAAAGAATTTTACATCTAATCCTGTATCATCAACACCAACAGTAACTGTACCGTCTATTTGTACAGCGCCATCAACATCAACTGCATCTAAATTTGTTGTTCCGTCTATATCTGCATTTCCAGATATATCTAAAGTTGCAGCGTCTAATTCTCCTGCAACTGTTAATACACCATCAGCAAGTGTCATTAAATCCGTGTCATCTGTATGACCAATTGTCGTACCGTTAGTAATAACATTATCAACGGTTAAAGTTGTAAGAGTACCAAGACTAGTTACAGTGCCTTGTGCAGCTGTTGCTAAAGTTCCCGTTAAAGTTCCTGTTACAGTTAAATTATCTGCAACTGTTGTCTCTGAAGTTGTATGTCCTATTGTAACTGCAATACCTGAAGTCTCCGTTGCAACTTTTAAAGCGCCTTGTGCATTAGTAATATAAGAATTAGATCCATCATGGTACATCAGCATGTCATTGCCAGTACCAAATTTAGCATTAGCACTGTCAGCAAAAGTTGCATGTGATCCTGTTAATACATTGAAAGCATTCGCTGTCATTGTAAAATCATCAGCGCCTGCAATTTCGAAATCTATCTGGTCATCCGTACTTGCTGTAATGCTAGTATCCGAATCAGCGTCAAGAGTTAATTCACCACCATCTAAATCAAATGTTCCAGTAGATGAAATACCTGTATCAATTACATCGGTACCGTTTGCATATAATATTTTTGTTCCTTTATCCGTTGCAGCCCAAGTAACTCCAGTTTGACCACTAGCTTTCACTGTAAGGGTATAAGCTTCAGTGGTTTGATTATCCATAATCCAAACTTGTTCTATAGCGGGAACTGTTATTGTTCTATTACCAGCTAATGCACCTGTAAAAGCAATAACAGCATTTCTTATAGAATCACCCGTAGAACCATCGGTTAAAGATAAGGTTGCATCTGCACTTGCAACACCTACTGCTACATAACCAGCGATTTTTTCTTCTAAAATTTGTATATTGGTGTTAGTTGTTGATCCCCATGTACCGGCGTTTTCGCCAGTGGTCATCAACTCTGTGCCAATATCTGTATAACTTGATGCCATATTTTATCCTACGCGCTTCCTACAAATACCTCTACATCACATGCTGCCGTGTCAGCAATTGCTGTAATGTCGACTAAATCATTCAATGATACGGTAATCGCGGAACCGGCTGCATGCATGGTATCTTTAACTCCCCCGCTATTATCCCCTGGATAAATAAACGAGTGACCAGCGTCTACCTTCATACAAAACTCTGTGCTATCTTCATCTCTAAAAGTTAAAGTAATATGATTGCTTGAGTCTAAATTTGTAATTCTAATGTATCTGGCATCATCTTCGTCAAACTGACCTGCTAAATAACTTTTTGATAAATCGGTTGCAGAGGTTGTTGCAAAACCTAACAGTCCAACTTCTGATGCTGGAATAGTTACGATTCTTTTAACAATTTCATCAACACTAGAAATATCCAGCGATCGTTCGCTGTTGTAACTATTATTGTTTAGTGTGATTTCTTCTATTACTTTAGTTGTTAGTGTTGCCATATTTTATCCCTACGGTGCCGGAGAAGTGACAGGTATACGAGGTTCTCCATCGGTATAATCATCTCTTCTTCGTCTTCCTAGTTGTTCTCCTCCAAACTTCTGTACTTCGGTTTGATACTTTTGTTCATATAATTGTAACAAATCCTGCGGACCTTTTAAATAGCTAAAAGCCTCTACAAGACATGCATACAACAATCCATTACCAAAGTTAAGACTTAAATAAGTGGTCGTATTTGCCGAACTTAATCCCAGAGGTCTAGCGTTGTAATGAATTTTATACATAAAAGCTGAGCTCGGTGTAGGCACAATGGTAATTCTTCCTGAAGACGCTGCTCCAGTCCCCGTTGCTCCACCTGACATAGCATAGTATTTTGGTGTACCCGTTGTCGTTTCAGCGGCGTCATATTCTCTAAGATAACTAATATCTTTCTTAATAAGAAAACTATTTGCTCCTGTTGCAGCTGTCGTTGAAGTATAAACTTGAAGATCTCTAACAAATAATGTTCCTGCAGGAGCATAAACATTATCTTTTGAAGTGACTAAATTTCCAATAAGTTCTTTTCGATCGGCATCAATAGGAGCTTCCCTTAAAATTCTAAGCTCAGAGTTATCAATGAATTGATCGGTAATCGTACTTGATAGGACACCGGTTCCTACTTCAGTATAATTTTGAATTGCTGTTGTAAGTGTTGAGTATGTAAATCCTGCCATATTATGCCTCTAAAGTTGCCGGACCAGCCGAACAATTATTGCCTCCTCCTGATACTCCTCCACTTGTAGCAGTACTTGTATCTACAGTAAAGTGATAGAAATCATCGGTATTTGTAATATCGCCACTAGAATCTCGTTTCCCAACAGTAATTGAATAACCAGCGGCTTTTGCAATATTCGATCCTGTGATACCGTCAAAACTCACTGGATTCTGATAACCATCAGCATCGGAACTTGTCCATATCGGACCTCTAAATCTAACAGTATCACTTGTATCTCTTCCATGACTTTTTTCATAAACATTTAAAATTCCTGAACCATTTGAAATCGTTGCAAAAGGATCTGGACCTAATAATGCAGTTGTACTTGTTTCAGTTCTCGCGGGTCTTGCATATCTTAAACCATGTCCTTCTGTAGCATAATGTCTTGGTTCATCTTGAGGATGTCTTGGTTCATGTTCAGATTTATGAACAAAAGAACCATTCCATTCTCTAACCATTTCATTATAGGGAAATTCCATTCCACTTCGGTCTGAGATCGCTTTAGCGTATTTTCCTCTTGCAAATGCCATAATTATCCACTCGGGTAATAAGACTCTGGAGTTATATAAGTGCTTGTAGAAGATCCATCTTCTGCCAGAGCCCGTTTTAATTCGTCTTCATATAATAATTTTAATTCTTGCACTCTTTGAGGTGCAAATTTCTGTGCTAAATAAAAGGATAAGCCTGATGCCATACAAGGAACAAAACGATAAGGCACATCCGTTGCATCGGTGTAAGTTCCATCAGCATCTTGAATTCTTTTGACAAAATAAATATGCATATCTTTTGATGCATTGGAAGAATCTGCCGTTGGATAAACAGTTATAGTAGTTTTATCAATAAGTCTTTGAACAAAATATCTAGAGGGAGTTCCTTTAGATAATTTATTAGCTAAACCTGAATAGGTTGATCGATCTGTTTTTGTAAGTGTAGAATCAGCTTGATCTGTAGCAGTTCTATCCGTTCTAAGGGTAGCTTCTAAAACATCTGCTATTCCATAAGTAGAAGATCCTGTTGTTCCACCAACAGTCACGGAAGAAGTTCCATCACCTGTTGCTCTGTAGAAAGTATATTCTGCTTGACCTTCGATTAAATCAATATTGGTATCGCCCACTTCCCAATAGTGCAAACCTCTATTGCCCCATTCTTGAAATAATATATTTAAAGAACGTC